TACAATGCATATCGTAATGCATCAGCCATATGGGATGACATATTGTGTTTCGGTTTTTCTTTTAATAAATTAGGGTTTGGATCCCATTGGTATTGATCTAGTGACATCTGCGCTTCCTTACATTTCTGATCAACAATGAGGCAATCATTGTCTACAATTCCTGCGACATGCCCGATTCCATCAAGTACTGATTTCTTTGCATTAATAGTACTAATATCATAATTTTGTGCAAAGTCATATCTTGTTTGCTGCGCTGCAGAATCAATATAAATCCAGTCAATGTCCCATTTATCAATTAATTTTCGTATCTCTATAGCGTGCTGTTCTGTAGTACGTTCTGCGTTCATGTATTCATCAACTAAGTAATACTTTTCTTTATCCCAGTCGTACGCAATAACACAAAAAGCTGTGGGATCTTTATACCCTACGTCAAGTCCTCCAAAGACATCCATTTGACTAGTATCTAATTCCGTTAAATCTGCTGTGCATTCCTCATGATTAAATGCCCAGACTTGTCCTTCAAATACATTAAAGTCTGCCATATACTCTTGATTAAATTCTGCTTGGGACATTGTTTTCTTGGCTTCGATAATATCTGCATCTGAAACTCTTGGGTTTTCATGATATGTTGCTTTTATACTACACCATTCTGGAAACTCTTCTGACCACCCTCTGTAGTAGAATTCTGCAAAATAGTTATTTCTACCACGAGGAGTAGATATAAAGATTGCTTTTGAATTTTCTTTATCTAGTGTAGGTCTGAGTGCAACATTAAAAGCATCTCTACCATCTGTTAGTGCTGCTTCATCGAATATAATGAGATCATAACTTCTACCAACTACTGAGTCTACCTGATTGATAGAACCCATTCGTATTGTAGAACCGTTTGATAGTTCAATAACTTTATCTTTTGCATTGTCTCTTGTTACCTCTAAGTCAAAATGCTTGATGAGATTTCTCTGTAAGTCAAATGATATTTGAGATAATGAATAGTTTGGAGACATTAATAGTACATGAGCTCCTGGTACTAAACAGGTTAGCTGTCCTATAATGTTACTGATATATGTTTTTCCTTGTCGTCGTGATACTGCTGCACAGACAAAACGATATTTAGGATTGTTGATTGCATTGATGATTGCAGTCTGGGAAGTGTTTGGTGTGACATTGAGTAAGTCAAGATACCCTTCAATGGGTAGCTTTATGAAACGATGTTCGGGATTCATGTCCATTAAGTAGTCTTGCACTACATCGGAACGACTTATTTCAATCAATGTAAGGTCTCTTTTTCAAATAGGTTAAAGGGATCGTCGGAATCAAAGAGTCCGTGTTCTTTTGCAAGTTGTAGAAGATATAGGTAGCCACCACATAAATCGATAATTTCACTTTCAGCGTCAGATGGAGTTATTCCATTCACTTGTCGTGTTTGAAGTTTCTTGAGAACTTCTGCGGCATGCAGGGATAATCCTTCTAGCCATACTGCTCTTCGATCTATTACTTTTGGTACTGTCATCCTTTCCTTCTTTTACTTCCAAATCTTCTTTTCTGGGAGCGAGGTGGTCTTTTCTTTGAACCACCTTTACCTGCCCAAAATACTTTGTTTGCCCAATAGGCTGCGGAAGATTTTCCTTTACGGATATTCTTTCCATGTCTCGCTTTGAAACTTCTTCTGGCTTCAGGGCTATAATTATGCCCCATGCCTTGCGCTCCAAAGCGAATGATTTTCACTTTGCCACCGACTCTTACAGCTACAACTGCTTTCTTTGTTCGGTGCTTAGGAGTTCTTTTAGGTTTATTTAGCCCGCTTAGTCCTGCCTTTTTTAGCCTTGCTTTTTCTGCTGTCGTTAGTGCCATTGTGTATCATGTTTACGACTTTACTAAGTCGTCCTGCTTTCATAAATTTATGAAAGTCTCTGTGAATAATATTTATCTTCTACGTAGTATTCGACCTGCACCTTTTTTGCCAAATCTAGCCCTTTTGGGGTTGACTGTTTTGCCGAATCTTGGTCCGATTGCTTTCGGGGCAGCTCCGTAGAACCCACCTGGAGTGGATGAAGGAGTCTTTGTATTTACAAAGTTTCCTGCAGCTGCGTTCATGTCTCTAGTGACACCTCTTTTTAGTACATGCTTTCTTAATTTAGATGTACCGTGAACACTTGGTCCACTTAGAAATCCGCCTTGTCTTGCCATTTTCTTTTCCTAAACAGGCTAAGCCTGTTCCGTCCCATTTTTTAAATGAGTTTTTAATAATTCTTTATTAGTATGTGGAGAATTTAATATTTCTCTGAGCTCTTGACCCCACATGAGTTTATTTTCCAGAGCTAATCCAAATTGTTGAGATAGTTGTACTACTCCCATTATTTCGGCTATAATTTCTTTTCTGTTCATGCTAGTCCTTATATGACTTAGCTAATGAATTTTAGCTTTTAGCTTTTTCTTCCGCTTCAATCATTTTATCTTTGATATCCACTTGGCCATCCCAGTTCTTATCTTTTCCTGAGACAATGTTCACAAATTGTGTCCATTTAATCTTTAACCATTCTACCATTTTCTTCCTCGAATTGTTTTAATAATTTATAATAATTTTCCCGAAACTCGCCTTGAGAAATTCTTTGAAGAGCCCAGTCAGCAAACTGACGTTCTTTATCTCTTACCTCGTCTAGTTTTTCTTTTTGCGATTGTTCGAACATTTGTTGGTTTACCTCTCACTCCTTGTCTTACTGCTCGTTTTCTACGAACAGCAGATTTCTTTTGAGCTTTACTCATAGTTCTCGCGCGAGCTAAAGGTACACATTTAGGGTAGCCTTTTCTGGAAGTTTTTGCTTTTCCTCTACCACAAGGTTGATATTTGCCTTTCTTTTTAGGACGACCAATATCCACCCACTTTTCTTTGAACCATTTCTTTAATCCTGTACTAGCCACGACGATACCTCCCGCCAGCTTTTTTATATTCTCTGACTAGATATGCGTTGGCATATGCACTAGGATAGACTGCAAATTTTCTTTTTGTTTTTGCTTTGATTCTGGCATAAAGTTTTGCGTTAGTAGGTATGTTTCTCTTTTTACGAGTACTTCTACTTTTTCTTCTTCTTGCCACGTCTTTTCTTCTTCTTAGGTCTTCCAACCCTTGAACCGTAAGTTCCTTTACCGTAAGGCATACTCTCTCCCTATGTCCAACGAGGGGGTTCCTCAGGACACTCTGCCCATCTAATTTTAGTTTTGAGGGGCATAAAACAATTACAAACTTTGCATACCTTCCACCTTTTATCTAGGTTTGGGCATTCTTTGCAGATCTTATAGCGTTCCTCATGGGAAAGCTTTTTCTTCATCTCAGTTTTTTAGGTATTTTTTGTCTGCGTTGTCGTCTTAAGTTAGTCTTTCTAGCCATGAGCATTTTTACTCTTTTAGAAAGTTCTTGTGAAGGTTCTGCACCTTCCCCATCAACGACTTTTGTTGAGTCTGTTTTCTCAACTGCTTTTTTCAAAGCTTCTTCTATGCTATTCGCCATTTTTAAATCTGTTAAGTGCTATTTCAGCGTTTTCTTCTTTAGTAAAACCATGCTTTTGTCCTTCCCACTCAAAATAGAATAGTCCGTCATCTTCTTTAAAAATAACTCCATCTCCTTTTTTCTTGGTTTTTGCTGGTTTCATTTCTTTAGTTTTGTATCCTTCGATCATATTTTTTCCTTTAACTATGCATCATTACTATTGTTCCAATAGTAGATACACCTCCTAATATTAGAGTGCCTGCGACTCCAATCATTATTGATTCGATTCTATTAATTTGTTTTTCAACATCTGCAAATTTATTAAACGCAGTTTTCCATCTTTCTGCACACACAGCTTCGTGTTTCGCTAAATCTGCAGCGACTTCGTTAAGTTCCATGTTGAGTTCCCTAAATACTTTGAAGATTTTTCTTCATATGTTGATAATTATACCAAAAGTGAGCAGAAGTGTCAAGTACTATTTTCTGATGGTGTATATTTTAACTGGTTCCGACTTGCCTTTTACCGTTACTTCATCTAAGAACTCGTAGTCGTATCCGTCAACTAAACTGTACTCAGATATGACAAGATCGACATCGTAGTTTTTACATGAGGACTCTAATCGGGCAGCTAAGTTTACAGCATCTCCTAAGACAGAGTAATCAAAACGACTACTACTACCAAAGTTACCAACGACGCATAAGCCAGTATTAATTCCTGCTCCTGTATTAATTTG